ATCGATGCCTTGCGCTATCAGATTGGTGGCGAACGAGTGACGCAGGCAATGAAATGAAATTTTTTTGTCTATTCCGGCAGACTTGACCCATTTCTTGAAAGCATGCTGCGCCATAGAACGCTTGAAGCCCTTGAAAACGAGTCCGACACCGCACTCACCACAAAATGTCAAAGCCTCTTCGCTGACCGGCAGCGTCGCTTCTTCCTCTGTCTTTTCTGTGCGGAGACGTATGCAGTGACCACTATCGGGACTCACTTCGATATTCTCCCAACGCAGTTGCAACAGGTCGCTCAATCGCAGACCGGTAAACAGTCCGAACATTGATGCTTGCTTCAGCACTGGTATCTCACAATCGGTGTCGGCAAGTCTTTTCATCTCCTCAATCGTGAGATATTCTTTCTTTACCTCCTGCCACTTCAGGCCTTCAAGAAAGTCATTGATATTCTCATTGAGAAATTTCTCCTTGTAGGCTATCTTCAACAGACAGCGGAATGTTGACCAATACCCGGCGGCAGAGTTGGCAGACATTGGTCTGTTCTTTTCGGCATGTCGCAGAGATGTAGCGTTCATCAGATATTGGCGGAATCCTTCGCACAGGTCAACTGTAATGTCTGCAAACGTGCATTTTCCGCCGACATACTTCTTGAAGTGCAGATAAACACATATCCATTTGTCATACTTGCTCTTGGCTTTCTTCTCGAAATATTCAAGGAAGCTCTGCTTCTGCTTGTTCTTGTCAAGAAAGCCGAACTGTTCATTTATCAGACTCTGATAGCGGATGCAACGGATAGCCTCTGCTTTTTCTTCCATTTCCTGATTGAAACGGCGTTGCATCTCGTTAGTAGGATTGGCGAAGATGACTATGCCGAGAGTCTCGCGGCGTGTCATCTTGTTGGTGTGCGAGTTGCGTATCGCTGGGTAATAATCAAGATACAGCGATAGCTTTCCTCCGGCGTAAGGACGCTTGCGGAGGAATACTTTGGTACATGTATTCATCATTGTGCTGGGATTATTATTTGACACAAAATAAGCAGGAGAATTGCAGGAGAACAATAGAGTCCGTATGCTCTCCATTATGTCTCCAAATCGTCTCAGATAGTTATATCTCCGGTGATTTCAAGAGATTATCCAATTCACTCCGGAGAATATGAGTGTACTTACCTTTCATCACACGGGTGATGTTGTGATACTTCAGATAGTGGTGCAACTGGTCGCGTGTTAGCCCATATTTCTCCATCGCTTCCGGGTATGTATAATACTCCGGTTCTTTCGGCTCGGCTATGCCTTTGGCTAAATCGAAGTGATATTTGGAGTAGAATGTAGCTGCACCGACTTTCTTCTTGGGGATTGCCTCCTTTGATACCAGACAGTATATTGCCGATAATGTCATCCCATATCGCGCCTGAATCTCAGCTGCGGTGTACCACTCAGATATTTCCTCCTTAGGCTGTTGTTTTGCGAAGTAAACGTCAACATGCTTCCGGCTCCAAAGGGTCTTTCCTCTTTGCTGAGTCTTCGGCCACTTTTCCCTTTTGGCAATCTCATACAAACCCGAATTGGATATGCCATACTTCTCCTGCACCTCCTTCGATGTGTAGAATTCCGTGATAGGTTCTGACTTTTTCTTTGGACGCTTCAGATATTTATGTCCATTCTCAAAAAGACTGTCAACGTCCTTTCTGCGTATGAGAGTTTTGCCTTTGAATTGTACTGTAGTAATTGCATTGTCTGCAAAATAACGATAGATGGTTGCTCGGCTTATGCCTAACAACTGACATAGTTGGGTAGGAGAAAGAAATTCCAGTTTCTCAATCTCCGTTACTTTATCGGTGGTTTTAACATACTCACTCTTGAAAGCCTCAATTTTCTGTTGTCGCTTACGCTCTTTATAAGCGAGTCCGGAGCATCGGTGGCTGCAATACTCCGTGGATGTTTTTCGTGCGACAAACTCTTTGCCGCACCATCCGCATCTTTTGATGATTTCAATATTACTGCTCATATTTCACATTATTGGTGGTTATTTCGCCAGTTATTTCGCCGAAAGTGTCTCATCGCGTCTCACTGTGTCTCATCGTGTATCAAAAGTCCAAGACCTTTCTGAGGCAAAAAGTAAGACTGACCGACTTGATACAAATCGGGTACAAAAAAGCAGGTGAAAAGGTGTGAAAAGTGGTTTTATCGAGCAGTAAGCACGAAAAAAGTCGCCCGATAACGAGCGACTTTTCAATAGTTTATGCCATTTATCACCAAATGGTGACAATCATCTATTTTCCGATGCAGAATGTTGTAATATGCGTGTAATAATCTGATTTATATATAATTATGTTCGCGGTTAAAAATCACGCGCCGCAGATACGCAACAAAATCTATAAAAATCAACCGCTCAACCCTCATTTCAGAGAGCGGAGCGGTCTTCAACGCAATGATGACTGAATCATCATCTAAATGCAAAGATAGGCATTTTCGTGATACCACGCAAATGGTAGTTATATTTTATTTCGGATTCTGCGGATGCCGTATGCGATGCAGAAAAGAGCAACAATCGTGATTATGGCACTCACTATAACGCTAAGGTAGTAGATGAATCCGCGTTTTGGCTTTTCTTCCGTTTTGATGTCCGCGGCGTTGTCTTCTGACTTATTTTCGCTGATACTTTCATCAATCTTTGTTTCTGAATCTCGTTTGATGTCCGTTTCGGTCGATTCGTTCTTTTCATTATTCAGAGTTATGCGCCCGGTAGTGACTGATTTGATGCCGCCGGTATTGGGAGGCTCTTTGCTTTCGCGGTCGCGTGGGCGTGTTGCTTCACAGTCGTTGCTGTGGCCGGTAGTGTCAACCTTGACCGTGCCGTCATAGTATTCAGTTTTTGTAAACTCGATAACGGCATTTGTCAGACTATTCATTGACTGATTGACATTGACAGCTTCGCCGGTCTGCTGCTCGGTGTGACGGTCTTTGTCGGCAGATGATGTGATGTGCTGCTCGGTTGACGTTTGAGCGGCCTTGCGCGTTGTACTGCAACCTACCGAGAAGCAACACACGAGAGCAATTAACGTGATGTAGATAAGTCTTTTCATTTTGAAATTGATTTGAGATATTTGTCAACGCCGTCAACGTGCAACTTCACTATTGCATCGTGGCCCTCTTCCGAGAGTAGAAAATCAACGTCTGCTTTATTGTCCTGAAACATCGACTCGGTAAGCACCGCCGGACACTTCGTTTTCATCAGAATGTAAAAACGCGCCTCATAGTCCGGGTCGCCGTCTGAATAGTCCGTGCGTATCGGGCGTTGCTTGCTGTCATATTCAAGTCTCTTTATGTGAATTGGAAAGTCAGCGATGTAGTCTTTGAGCGCAACTGCGGCCGCATCATACAGACACGTTGCGAGGTCATCGGCTTTCGTCTTGCCGGGCGATGTATAAGCACACCAACCTCCGGCACTCTTCCACTTGCCGTCAGCTCCGGCAGCGTTGCAATGTACCGACACGAGAATGACTGTTGCACCCGGATTCTGTTTGCAGATATTGTTTACCCGGCGCACACGCTCGGCAAGGCTGATGTCTGTTTCTTCCGGCACGAGTATTCGGGCATCGTAGCCCATAGCACGGCGTTTGGCTACAATGTCCTTGACTAAATCACGAGCCTTGCGATATTCTCGCAACGACTTGTCGGGAGAGCATTTCCCGGCTGTGTCGATTCCGTGTCCGTTGTCGTAGAGTTCGATTGTTATCATTGTTTTTGCGTTTTAGTGTCAATTTCTCCGACGAGTTTCACAAGTAATGCGTGAGCGTCTTTTTCGTTGGCGCAATCGACTATGCTTTTCAGAATTTCAGGAAGTTCCGTTGCGTGGCTCTTTCGCCTTTTGGCGTGTTCAAACATCGAGCGTATTTCAACGACAATCAAGCCAACGCCGAATAGGACTGTTATGTATGGAATGATGTAGAAGCTGAAAATGATGCCGATGCAGTCAATTAAGAATCCGATGAGGATAAATCGCCAATACTCTGACATCTTCGAGATAGTCACACGCAATTTATGAGAGTGAAGTTTCTCGTGAAGTCTCTTTGCTGTGTGTACGCCATCCCACAAGTCAAGCATTATAGCAAATACTACTAAAATACTGACACCCAAAAAGACGCCGAGAAATAGAATGATTTTCGATATTGATACTATCTCCCACATACGGCAATTCTGATTAAGCGTCCAACACCAACTCCAGCTACGGTGAGCGCGAAGTCTATCCAGTCCCATTTGCCGCCCCATAGCCTGTCTTTGAGTTCAAGCGCGGCAGATACACCGATACCGGCATACGCGGCGCAATAGTCATCATCAGCACCAAAGCCGATGATGACACCGCAGCCAAAATGCGTTAATCGGTTGCTCTCTTTGAGCCATTCGATTACTTTCTTCATTGTGAGCAAGATTGAGTTTCCGCAAAGTTAATAAAATAGTGCGTAATAGGCACTATTTTAAGGCCGCAATTTCACTTTCTATCTGATTTATGCGAAGTCGGGTTGCTTCACGTTCTGCCCTGAGTGTAGAAAAGTCGTATGGCAATTCTTCACCTGCGAGAGACGCTTCATAACATTTAATGACCTTATAATCAGAATCAGTCAAGCTCTTTTTAAGGTTTTCAATCTCTCGCCGGTCAGCTTGTATGTCTCGGACTGATTCGTACTTGAATCTAATACATTTGCCGTCATCGTATGGAATTACGCGAATAATGTAACCCGGAGCCGCTTTGAGCTTTGATTGTTCAATTTGTTCAACCGGCTTCCAACCAAGAGCTGAAAGTTTGTCAATCTGCTCTTGTTCCGAAATGATGCGCGTCTTTATTTCCTTGTCTTCAAGATACCGTTCTTGATAGCTTTCGATGTTACGGCTGCGCAAATAACCGCCCTCGTTGATATATCCGTATTCAGTCATAAGATTAGTATTTCCAACGGCTCACGAGCCAAACTTCAACTCTTTCACCATTGAGATTATAGACGCTAAATGTGAATTTACACTCCCACCCATTTGGTACATCATAATATTCATTTTGACTTGTATCATCGAATATCTTTTGTCCTGATTTTGGATAAAAGCGCATCGCGCCTGCTCCGATTTGTTTAGCGTAGATTACTTTGCCCTCCAATCCGTCAGTAGGTAGATAGACAACGCCCGTCTTGCCGCTGTTTGTAAGTCCGACAACTTGCGTAACGTTACTTCCAAGATTAACTGCTGTTGTTGCAGCTGCATCTGTGATATACTTTTGTTGGAATATGAGGCCGGCTGCACATAAATCACGGAAATAGCCGCCGTATGCAGGCGCATTTCCTGAATTATCGGCCCTGCCATATACTCCGGCTACGATTGTTGCGTCTTTCTCAAAAAACCATTCATTGTTGACATTATCGCCGAATCCTAATCCGACTATTGAGCCGTAATGAGTATATCCAGATGATACCGGGAGTGCATTGGTCTTCGGGTTGTTACAGAATATGCCGCTTGCCGATAAATATGCCACACCATTATTGTTGCGAGTTTCTACAACGCCGCGTGATGAATCAATATCTATTGTCGAAGATTTGCCTCCGTCAAGAGAATAATCGCCGCCGGTATTGGTCGATACTAACTTGATGCGGCCGTGCTTTCCGTCAAGCAAAAGCGCATAGTCTGTTCCGCTCATCATCGTTGAGCGTATTCGTTCATCGGAAAAATAGAATCCGGCAATGAGAGCTTCTCCGAGTACCTTGAGCGCGTTCTTGATTTTAGCATTGTTTAGAATCAAGGTGTCAGCTTCTTCATTGTTGAAGTCAAGGACATTACCCAACTTAAAAGCATTTTTCACAAGGTCAAGGAAGCTCTCTCCGTCTCCTGATACGATTCTGTCAGTCGTGATGCGGCCCGGCAAAACCTCTGTAAATCCGTAGAGCGTCACAAAAGACCGCTCGCCCTCGCTTTCAGAGTTCAGCACACCGACAAGGAAGTGGTAACAATTTGATACCTCTTCCATTTTGATAGCTTTCTCTAACAATACGAGTTCGCCACCCAAATTTGCATCTGTGTAGCATTTTGCATAAAGGTAGTAACGCTTCGAGCCGTCAGTCAATACCGGCGAAGTGTACGATTTCATCTTCCACTTCCTGTATTCACTATCATTGTGACTACTTGAAATATTGTCGATGCCGAGTGTGAGATGTTTCAGGTAAATATCCATACCGGCTGTCGGAGTTGTACAGAATAACTGTTTTTTCTCCTGATTGTAATTGATAAAATCAGGCCTTGCTACTTGATTTCCGTTGCCGTCAATGCCGATAAACTGAAATTGCAGACTCTCATCGCCGACAAGCAAGGCCATTGTCTGCACGGTTATCGGAGAGATTGAATTTGTGAAGTTGTCGAGCATAGCATCTTCGAGCATCTCGATTGTCTCTTTTGCATCGCGGAATCTGCGTTTGGTAAACTCAATGATGCCGCGCTTCGTGTCATCAATCACGACTTCCGTGTTCTCAATTTGCCGGAGTTGAGAAGACACAGACGCGCCCGATACGGAGTTTGAAAGCTCGATTGTCGGCGCATACGGCTTGTTGATGTAGTCCTTGATGCCGGTGATGCGGATTTTAACGCCGTCAACCGCAAATTGATTGTCAGTAAATAAAACATATCCACCGACAACGAGATGACCGCCTACCGCGAGCCAATTACGTTTAGTCCACAACGCTTGAAGTTGGCCGGTGAACGTAAATTTTTGGTCTTCGCACTCATATAGTGCTTTTGCTGCCTCGCGGAACATATCCCACGATGCACCGGTCTTCTCTGCGTTGTTGCAGATATAATCGTCCGGCAGCATACAACCGAAAACTGCGTAAGTGTCGGGGTTGGCTGAATCTGCGTTTGGCTTGTATGTTTCATTCGGCATTGTTACGCCGTCAATCTCTTGCGGCACAAGCTCGAATCTGCGCTCATCGTGCTTGTACTTTATATCAAACTCTTTCCCAGCCAACATTCCTGACTGAAAGATTAGCGTCAGATTCTCTCCGGCGATGATGTAGTTGTTGAAGTTGAGAGTTTGCGGAATCGTGTTGTCGATGATGTCGTAAAGATTCTTTTCGGGCTTTACGGTGACAACACTCGTGACGGTGCCGACACGAGACGGATATATTTCCGAACAATCGAGACTATCTTCTTTGATTGCTGATGATATTTTATCTACGCGCTCGATATAAGTGCCGTCATCGCTTGCGCGATATGTACGCCCCTCATATTCGAGCGTCTGACCTTTCGGCAAAAGCAATTCGGGAGAGCCGTATTTCGAGCGGTCGATGTTGCGCTCTGTGCCTTGCACAAAAAGAAGTTTGACAGGCTCGCCACCGGCCTCAGATGTGCGGCCCACACCAGGCACGAATCCATTGCCACGGCCATACGACAATGCAACCGGCGAATCTTTGAAATACTCGACTTTGCGGAGGTGTATTTTCGCAACCGTAGTGCCGACATATTCGACTTCATACTCGGTCTCAAAAACGTTGCAGATGTCAGTCAGAGCCGCGTCAATGTAGGCGTGATTAAACTCAACTGTCTTCTCGGTCGCTTCGATACATTCGCCAACTTTCCAAGTGAGAGAAGTGTCCTTTTTATTCAGGTTTTTGACAATCTCCTCGATAAACTCGTGTGGCTTTGCGCACATCGAGAATTTCAGTCGCCGGTCAACGGAATTGCGGAGCTTCCAAACGCTCATATAGTCTTCATTCGTGCCGAGCGTCATAGAATACTCTATATTGCGAGAGCCTTGTTTTTTCAGATTCTCCGGCTTTGTCAAGATAAAGCGTTGATTTTGGAATATGCACGTTGTGCCTACCGGGAACTCGATAAAGAAAGGCAGCGAGAATTTCAGCACGAGTTGCGGCTTCTGCATCAATGCCCGATATCGGTATGAGCTATCTTCGGCGGCAATCTCAATCTCCACACGAGACATAATTTTGCCGCTCGTCGAAATTGCTGGGCGCACGGTTACATACTTCCTCCATTGCTCCGGGATTGAAGCAACGGAGAAAGTCGAGTTTTGAGTGAATTTCAGGCTTATCATATTTCAAATTTGGAATAGTCAACGCCGTCTTTCTCTTTCCACCCCTCGTTTAGAGTGGCGTTAATGAAAGTAAAGGCTTTGATGATGAAGTCGGTAAAAGGCTCGATTTTGGTAAACGTGTGATAGATGACTTCGCCTCTCTCATCTTCGCCGAGTTTGAATTTTATCGGCAGCGTTGAGCCGTCAGTCTGCAACGTGAGGTCGTATGCCGATTTGAAGTTCATCTGATTCTCCTGAGACAACCACACGCGCTTACCGTTCCATGTGAATTGAGTGAGAATCTTCGTATCAGTATCGGCGTTGATTTGTGCGTTGATGACTTCCTTGATTTCATCAATCGTGGGGCGGTGGTCGAATCTGTGCCGATAGTTCCACCCGGTAGCATCATCTTCACGGTCTTTGCCGAAGCCGTAGATGATTTCGTACTTGTTGCGGCCTACTTTGTAAAGTCCGTCTTGCCGCTTCGGACTGCCATAAACTTTTTCCATTGCGGTGTTATTTGAGATTGAGTAGTTTCAAAAGCATTTTTTCTTCATCATCAGTTGGCAGTCGCAGACCTAAGTTACTGCCGGATACAAGGTAGAATTTTGGATATTGGCCTGAATAATCCATCTCGATAGATGAAAAGCATGGGAACGCTTCATCTTCTTCGAGTTCGTCAAGTCGATGCCATATATCACTGTCTCCTGACCACACCTTGCGTAAAAGACTATTGAGATTACCCTCTGTTTGTTTTATTTTTTCGAGAGCTTTTTCAAGTGTCGTATTGTTACGCCAAACTCCTTGAAGTTCGGGGTGGTATATGATTTGAAAGACGTATTTTTCTTTCGGCTTTTCAACAAGTTCCGATGAAATTCCACGTGCTGATGCGTCTTGTAAGCGTCTGATGTAATCATCTTTATCTCTACGCGCTGACAATCCTCGTTCAAAATCTACAATGATGAATCCTTGTGCTGATAATTCTCTTGGATAGATTTTGTTACCTCGAAGATTTTTCTTGCCGTCGAGTGTTGTCGGTCGGGATTTGTAATCTCCAATATCTTTCATTTTTCTCTTGTGTTTTAGTTTCTTATACTCATGTGGTTCAATTAACTTTTTAAGTAAGTGCCGACAGTCTGCGTGAGATGCCATTCCGAAGAATGAGCCGATAAGCGACTGCCTGCGTTTTCGTGATTTTACTTTCTTGATTTTTCTTGCGAATTTCTGCTTTGTTCTCTTTCTGATTCTTGAATATACTACACGCTCGCTGCGGCTGTCATCTGTGAACGTAACGAATCCGAGATAATCAAGTCCTACGCCGATAGGGCGCACAGCTTCGCACGGTTTTATAGTCAAACCGAGTTCTTCGAGTAGCTTTTTCAAATAATTACGGAGCAACCACAACTCTTTTTTCGATGCACCAAACATTACGATGTCATCGCAATATCGGTAGTAATGGTAACGAATCTCCTTGCCGTTCAGTACGATTGAGCCGCTGCCTTTGACTGCGACACCCTTGCCGTTTTCGGCTTCGTCATCGTCAATTTCGTGATAGCTTACACGCTCGCACATTTTATGGTCCACATCGTTAAGATGCAAGTTTGCGAGGCATTGTGAAGCTCTCAATCCTTTTGATAATCCGACAGGCAGCAAAGTGATGAAGTTGTCAAGCATCGGCAATAATATCGTGTCTGATGTGAATTGCCGGACTTGCTTCTTCATAATTTCTTGGCTGATGTGGTCGTAATAGCCGAGAATATCACTCTGATAGAAGTATTGCATATTGTCAGGGTCTGCCAACAAGTCTTCTTCAATAATTTGATGAAGCCAGTGCATACCCCGGCCTTTGATGCTCGCTGCCGTGTTCTTGATGAGTGTCGGGTATGTATGCCGTTCAAACGGCACCATGATTGCGTGACACCCCACGCGATGAAATACGGTAGGAGCTTGCACGATTCGGACTTTCGGGCCGTCTTTGACTATTATTGTGCGAAAGTCTTTGCTCGTGATTCTGAATTTGCCGGTCGAAAGTAGCCGTTTCAATTCTCTGCAATAGACCGCTTTCTTCGGCTTGATGTGTACCCTTTGTTCCGCGCTTTCAAGGTGGCTTACAACGTAGTCGAAGCTCTCCGATATGTTCCTGTCATCTGCAATCTCGTCAATGAGGTTGCAGATAGGAAACACGCTCCCGATTGGCGTACCGGGCAGTTGTTCATCAGTCATATATGGCACTTCATTCGTTTTCATAAGCCTTCAGGCGCTTCTGTTATTTTTCGGCTTTCTGCTTTTGGGCGAGGGTTGCCGAGGCTCGCGTTCCTCGGAAGTTGCGGCCGCCAACTCGTGACGATTGCAGAGCTTCCGATTATGTTGTCCAAAGGGGCAAATATATTGCGACTAAATGTGAGCCGAGAGCCGTTGTTCGTGTTCGAGTTCGTGGAAACGTTGTTCGCATTCGCATAAACGAGACCGCCATTCGCATTCGCATTGTTGTTCGCACGGCCAACGACACGGCACCTGGAACGCTCTACCTTTTCGCTCTCGCTTTCGCGGAGCTTGATTTTGCTGATTCTTTTCTCTTTGCTATTTTGTTTTTATTCAGTTATTGACCCCGGCTTCCTTACGTCAGCCGGGGGATAATACCTCTGTTTTCATGCAGCATCGACAATCTCAATCGGACCGCTGAAGGCGAGCCGAGAGCCGTAGCTCGAGTTCAAGTTCGTGGAAACGTTGTTCGCACTCGCATAAACGAGACCGCCATACGCATACGCATAGCCGTTCGCACGGCCAACGACACGGCAGCGACTATGTGTGTAATAGAATCCGTCAGAGTAATTCCTATTCCACGCGGAGTTGTCGTTTGTCAGCTTTGATGCTATCGTATCCATGAATCTACCGAAGCGGACACGGCCGATACAGTAGCCGGAAGCATTTATGCCCTGCACAACACGCTCCGTGTCATTGACAACATCGTAGATGTGCCACTTTGCGTCAATCGGATAAGAGCCGTCATCAGTCGGGCATTTCTTCGCTTTCCAATCCTTGAACGATGATACATTGACCGCAACGTGAGCCATCCACTCATAGTTGCAAGCAACGAAATTCTGAATACCAAACATCAGATTGCCAACATTCGATGTCACGCCGGTTACGGTCTTGTTGCCCCATGCGTTGATATTCTTTCCGTTGATTGTCTGACTTCCACAAGTATAGCCAGAGCCACAGCCACGGCCACAAAGAGCTTGAATGTCGCGTGTGCCGGTCAGCTCCATTATTATGTTGGCAAGGTTTTTCGACTGCTCGTAACTGATAGCGTGGAAGCCCTCGCCGCGCATCTCGCATAGGTTGATACAGTCTTGACGTGTGCGGTTGAGAGATGCCGGTACTGACATATTCGTTACTCGTCCGTTGCTGTCATAAGTCCATGCCGAAGATGTTGCTGATGAGCCTGTGCCGACAACCGCTTTCGTGCCGGAGATAGACCGGGCGCGGTTTAGTCCGTCTTGGCCCATACCATAGACACCGACAAGGAACTCTTTGCAGAATACCCAATCAGGCTCTATGGCTTCGATTGAAGCACTATCTACCGCAATGGCCTCTTGTTCATCGCACCCAATTTGTGCGGTAAACATAAAGCGTACTGCGCCTGACGGTACGTCTGTGAAAATGTAGTCTTCTCCGGCGATGAAGTCGAATTGTGCATGAGCGACTGCCATTTTGAACGTGCCGATAATTTTGTCATCAGCATCAAGGAAGACGCAACCCAATTCGTCATTGTTGATACCGGGCCAACGCACTTGCTTCATACCCTCGACATTGATAGCATAGACATTCATAGCGGCGTTGAGCGTAGTTGCCGGAGCATTGCCGATTGAATTGCCTGAAAGCACGAGAGCTGCATTTGCTTCGACAAGCAAGTCACTCAACTTTTCGCGGACTACCTTTGTTGAAGTAGATATCGGCTCTTCCTTGCAGATTGAGCGGATACCGTACTTCTGCTGATTCTTGAAGTCGTTAACTCCTTTATACCAGTTGTTAGGTATGTGCTTTAAGATGTCGTAACCCATGCCGGAGCTGTCAGACAAGTCAATGCTTGTGCCGTCTGCCATAAGATTGTAGTCATCATCATTCAGACGCTCGCAACGCATTACGCCGGTAGCCGAGTTCAGAGTGCTTTTGTAGGCGTGGCTCATTTCTTCAAGTCGCTTGAAGTGTCCGCTTGCCACAAAGTCATTACCGAACAGATAGCCGGTGTTGTTGTCAAGATTGCTGATGTTTTCACAATCGTCTTCCGTGTCGGTGTAGCATACGATAGAGAATTGAGAGTTTATTACAGTCAATTCAGGAAAGTAGCGATTGAGCGTATTGAGACCGGCAAGGCCGTCAGAATCTTCATCTGTTATGAGTTCAGAAAGAATCCAACGCCCGGTGATGCCTGAACACTGATTGCTTTCTTCGTATGCGCTGCCACTCGCGTCAAGGCCGATTGCGCCGGTGCTGCGGAGCTTGCGCAATACTGATACGCTTGCGGTCATATTTATGCCGGGGATTCGCACCTCTCGGATTGCGCCTCCGTCTGCAACGTTCTTGACAAGGTTTTCAGTATCAATGAAGCCACAACCCTCTACCCACAAGCGACTGATTTTGTTAACGCTTGCGAGTGTCAGACCGCCGGGATAAGTCAGTCTCGGCAGATTGACAAGTTCGAGCGAAGTCATCGTTGCCGGAAGCGTTAGCGTCTCGATTGGCGAAGTCTGTGCGATAGCGCACGATGTCAGGCTTGTGTCGTTGGCGATGATGCTCTCAACGCGAGGACACCCTTTTGCATCTACGCTTGTCGCGGTAGTCTTGCTGATGTCGAGTTTGCGGAGGAAAGGCATATCACCGAGAACGATTGAGCCGAGCGGATTGAAACCATTGAGCGATGTGTTTGCGGTGTGCTTCTCGCCGCCGAGTATGACTTCTTCGGCAAGTTCGAGCTTGCTCAAATCATCGAAGTGAAAAGCAAGCGACATTTCAGAAAGGTCAATCTTGCTCATGCGGCTCGGCTGATAGATGTATAGCAACGCACCTGCATCGTGAGCGAAATTAGTAAACGCATGGCTTTGTCCGGCTTCAAGGAATACCGTCTCTGACAACTGGCCGCTCGCATCGTTACCGATGCCGAAATAGCCGGTTGCGGCAGCGGTGATGTAGATTTTCGATGTTGGCTTTATAGCCGATACACGTCCGCTTAACGGATTGGTGAAGAAGTCGCCGGTCTGATAATAGCCGTCACGGATAGCCCAACGCTGCTCTATGAATCGCGGAAGCGATGTCAGTCCGAGACCGTGCAGGGCATAGAAATACGGCAGATTGGCGATGTCGGTGTTGTCGATGTATTTACGCTCGCCGTCATAGCTGCTGATGACTTTCGGCCAAAATTGCAGCTTTTGGCGCACAAAGAAGTACATCGCGCCATCTGGAGAGAACGGCACCATAGTTTTGCCGTCAATCTCGGCGGTCTGATTGCGCATCCGGTTGATAACGCTTTTCAGCGAGATTGTAGTCACGCCGAGGTCGTTACTGTTCCAACACTCTTGCTGCTTGTCAATGTTGTTGAAAAGCACAGAGCCGCTGCCCATATAAGGATTTATGTAGCCGGTCGCTTCATCAGTCGGCTTCATCGGGTCAACTTCTGCATCAATATCCCTACCGCCGTCATTGTCAGCACCGTTGCAAGTGTCGCAGTCATAGACTTTGTTCAGATACATTCGCATCGGCTCCATGTTCTTGTAACCTGAATATACGCCGTTTTCAACCGAGCATCCGTCTTCCAAGAAAAACATCGGCTGCATATTCTTTGCGCGTTGGTCAACGGCTGCGAGGTAGTCTGTGAAGCCGGTATAAGCCATTCCGCTTTCAAGCGAGATGTAACGGTATGCGTTTTTCTTCCATATATCTTTCCACCCGGCGACTTTGGAATAATCGCACGAATCGAGGAATCGAAGTAAGTTGAATAGGTCATACGGCACTTTCTTTCCGAGCGCGAGGTCTTCTTGAAGTTGGTCGTCATCAATCATACACTCGAAGTAGTACGTCCATGCCGGATATTCGGTTGCAGCAAGGCCGAGCTTGCTTACCCATTTTGACATTTGAGTTGTCGGCTTCATCATGTCGTCAACGGTGGTCACGCCCTGAAACCAATCCATGCCGGCATATTGCAGTAGTTCATAGCCGCTGACAGGATTCAGCACATCGCCGGTTACAACCCACTTGCCGTTGACTTGCTTCATTGAGCCGGTCGAGCGCGTCCAAGCGTTGTTTTTGAAGCGGTATATCGCATAATCACGTCCGCAGTATTGCGAGATGAGGTACGGCATTGATGTGTCAAGTCCGTCAGTCGCTTTGAAACGTGCCTCGGTCTGCGCGAGCGTTTCGCCGGGAGTGCCGAAAAACTCGATGAAGTCGCCGTAATTCAAGCAACCGAGATTATATCCGGGAGTGTTCTGAAAGCCGAGTGCCACCTGCTCACCTTTGTCTTCTTTCCAATTGCCTTTTGCGTGAAACCACGCATCCTGCAACGTGTCAGTAGTGGCACGGAAGCAAGCAATCGGGTGATTCTTCGTTGAGTGGTCGAGATGTACGCCGGTCAGGATGTCACCGTCTCCGAGGTTTTGTTCGCCGGTAAATGCGCGTTGTGCCGGTGTCTGATATGCCGGGCCAAGAGCGCGGAATGTTGCGTTCATCATATCGCACACGCCGCAATCGTTAGCGTTGGAGCTGTCAGAGTAGTCAACTTTGACGGTAATGATGTCAACTGCGAATCCGTCAGGGTCAACGAGTACCTTGTTATGTTTGGCGGCAGCAATGGCCTTACGTCCGAGTTCGGTGCTGTCATCAGGATTGAGCAACGTGACGGTCGCTTTGAGGCCGGTCGCTTTGTTCTTCTTGTTGAAGTTAAAGCGGTCATTCTTGATAGGTCGCTGCGCGGAAGTCGTGCCTTGTCTGCGCCACAGTACATTGACGGCTTTGAAGTTCAGCTCCGGGTGCTGCGGATTGTAGTAATAGAGCGTACACGCGAATTGGTCCGATGTGGATGTGCCGCCGTTCAGCTTGTAGTCGAAGTTGTCGAATGTCGTTTGGTCTGCAACTACGACATAGTAGGGTATGCCTTTTGCAGCCATGAGAGACATTGACGGCTTGCCGGTAGTGTCGAGTACGTTTTCTTTGTCATATTCGGCCACCATAGCATTAACATCGCTCAACTTGCAGAGATAGTTGCGGAACGCTTGCAGCCACTCCATATAGCTGTTGTATGCCATGAAGTAGTTGAGATTGAAGTCTCCGCTCTGTGAGTTGAATGTGATAGTCTTGTTCTGACGGAGTGCGCTTGTGCCGGGCTGATAGCCGATTGCGGCACATTCCTCACCGTTGACATAGAGCTTCACAAAGGCGTAATTCGTGCCGGAGGCCGCACCTGCGGCTTTATAGGTTACATATTTGCTGCCCGGCTCGACAACGACTGCGACTGTGATTTTCTCGCCGCACTTGAATCCTACCCGTTGCTGCTTGGGTGTGCCGTTGAGTACCGATAAGACAATCTCATTGCCACGGATATAGAATCCTACACCGGCGGCAGGGTCGTAGCACTCGCATAGCTTCGCGTCTTTGTCTTTGATGCTCTTTGTCGAGAAAGCGAGCTGAATTGCCGCTCCGCTTGTTTCAAGTGCTGATGATGAAAACGGTGCATAAGGTATTTCAGCTTTTACATCTTCGGCGATGCGCAAAGTCGTTTCGCCGAGAACTGACACAAATCCGTTAGAGTTCCAGTTGCTGCCCTCTACATTCATTGTGTAGTCGCCGTCTTTGATTGTGTGGTCTGTCTCGCCGTTGTTGCGTGTCGAGAAGTCAAAGGCGAAAAGTGCGCCCTCTTTAATGCTTGCATCTATGGCAGACCCCTCTACGGTCAGCGTTATAGATGCGCTCTTGATTGAGCCGCTTCGGGCCATTACAGTAAAGCTCTTTGAGCCGTCAGAAGCGTAGCCCTGAATCTGCTTGCTGACATTATACGCTTGGCCGATAGGACAGTTGACGGTCGTTGCCACAATGCCGTCAATCACGACTTCAACGGGCGTGACGGTTTTGCCCGGCGTGTATGCTGCAACGTCAAGTGAGATACTGTCATAAAGACGCACCTTGCCGCCGTTTCTGTCATCATAGCGCAATGCTACTATCGGCGTGGTGCTTTCAGCATCGACACACATTATTGCGGTGTGTATGATGTTGCCTTTGACACCCGAAGCGAGGTCTGTACCTTGTATTCGCAACGGATATGCGCCGTGCGTGAGCTTTTCGCCGCCACCGAAGACATTACTCGGATTGATTGAGATATTATGCGAGTATGAATCTACTACGGTAGCGGTGCCGAGTGTGCGCCATTGGCCGTTGTAGAAGATTTCAGTCTTCACGAGTATGCCTTGCTTGGTGCTGACATTGTTCTCGAATTTATACATCGGCAGGCTCTTTTCGCGGCCACCTACTTCGAGAGACGTTGCGGTAGAGTAATTGAGCGTCTGAATACAGGTACACGTCACGTCAACGGCGGTAACAGTTATCTGTCGTGTCTTCGTGTTGCCGTCTGCGTCAGTTGCCTGAATGATGAAGTCCTTGCTTGATGCAGAAGTGATGAAGTCAGTAAATTCAAACTCAAATTTGAAGTCAGTTGCGCTTGTCGATGATGTAGTGTTTACCGTCTCGCTCCACAACACAATGCGAGTGAGCGCGTCAAGTATGCTGACGGTCTTGACTGTTCCGAGTATTTCGGTATCTCCGTCAAAACTTACGCTTTTGATAGCGGCCCGAAGACGTATCTTGCTCCCGAACGCTCCCCATACGGCCTGTGTTTCAGGGTAGATGTTGAGAGTGCTGCCACCTTGTGTGCCGGTGCCGTTGCTGCGAGGAATTTTGATTGAATCGCCGACGGCTTCACCCTTTTTATTGACACCCTGAAAGATGTAGTTTTCAGCATCGCTAACATCATCGAAGTTAACAATTGGCTCTGACTGCATCGTTTCATATACACCGCCGGAAGTGATTGCTTTCGTGCTGTCTTTTTCAGGCGTGTCAGTAGTCTCAACCGAGTTTCCACCGCCGCCAAAGTCTTTCCATAAGCCTTCTGCGATAGCGTTGAAGTCATTGATTGAGCCTTGAAATTGTTTCGTTTCCCACACGATAGGCTCGGAGTTGCGGCGATATGTGATGACAAGGCCCTCCTTGCGGTAGTCGATGCCGGTGCTTTGCCCGAAGTCAATCAGCTTTTGTATGGCAGTCGATAGCGTATATTCTTTGTCTTCACAAAGATTGTTCACATTGATAAGCGTTTCAGCTCCGGCAGACATTCCGGCGAGGTCAAGCCAATTCGCCTGATTCTTGAAGTTGGTCTCGCTGCTGTCCGCACCGATATACTGATACGTTTTCCATGACTTGTTGGCAATGGAGAATGTTATCTGAATACCGATGTTTGTGTAGCCTTTTTCGTATGTCTTGTTGATTGCTTCTTCGAGTGTGTAGAATCCTTGCGCTTTCGGCTCATCTACCGTTACGTTGTAGCAATTACCGACAGTTGCAGAGCCGCCGAACTTGCGCCAATACGTTGCGCGTGTGAAAGGGTCGAATTGTGGCAGCGCGGCTCCCGGTCGAATCGAGAAGATGTATTGCCAACTCTCCCAACCGCTTTCCGCCATGAATGTTATTACAACACCACGGATTTTGTAGAGTGAAGCATCTTTGTGTGCGCTTATTTGGGCTATGACTTCCGCGAGCGTGAGAGGCTGAAAGTTATTCAGCAACATACTTGCGTTGATGAATAGGCGTGGAGCAAGTAGTCCCGTTGTCGATTCTGATGTACCGCTGGCAGCGTCAAGCGCGGATTTTGCGATGTCTTTTGCATCGTTGGCCGCTGTCTGCGCATCGGAGGCAGTCCGCGCCGCAGATTCAGCAGCAGTCTTGGCTGCATCAGCTGTGTTCTTCGCTTCGTTTGCAGTAGTATTTGCAATATTGGCGTTACTTTGCGCATTTGAAGCCATTGATTTGGCTGCGTTTGCAGTTCTGACCGCCTCGTTGGCCGCTGTCTGCGCATCGGAGGCCGGTTTTTTCACGGAGTCGATGATTTCTCCGATTGGAATCTTCACGCCCTCATTCTGCGCGTTCACGCCGAGCGTATAAAGCCCGGTTGTGTCAGAGCATGAGGGCAATTCCGATAGTCTTTTTCTTTGGTCTGCCATTTCGTGAGAGATTAGTCGTTAAGAAATATTTTTGTTTCATTGTCGCCGTTGTCAACCACAATATACTCGCCGGTCTGTGCGATGAGTAGCGAGATACCACGCTTCGGTCTGATTCTGATGAGTGTCGGCTCGCCGCTTACAAGCACTTCAACCAAATCAAAGTCCTCATGCGCGAGTAGCATATACTGACCGACAGGCCGATAGTCCGTGAATACGAGCGTTACAGAAAACTCGCACCATACTTTGCCGGAGCGAAGTATGTCAAACTTCGACACGCTCATACTCTTGTAGTAGCACTCATATTCGTTGCCGAGCTGTGCGTAATAGAAGTTGCGGTTTTCAGGTTGCAGAATGACTGCAAATAAGCCGTTGTACCGCTTCCAAAACTCTTTGATGTCGGGAGCATCAATCAAGAGTTTCAAAGTAACCTCTTTGCTCTTGAATCGCACGGCAGACGAATCGTAAAGCACACCGGCAGCGTTGCTCGTTGTGATTTTCAGATTCTCTTTGACATTAGATGCTTTCCTGATGCTGTCTTCCGAGCCGTCAAGCACATAAGAGCCGAACTGCGAGAAGTCGATGCCGTCAATCTCGAATCCAATCTGACGGATGCCGGACTTGTTCAGGGCATAATGCGAGCCGGTAGGTATTTCAGGAAAATCATCTGCGAATGTAAGCGTGAGTTTGCCAAGTCTGATGAATGATTTGAACGTGCCGTTTGAGGTCATTCGCAACTTGTAGGTCTTACCGAGTTGCCTAAACTCGAATGTGTGATAAGAGCCGATTGCGAGTTCATCAAACAAGTCTTCGGCATAGCGCACGTTGGCGATACAGAATTGAATCTGCAACGTGCGTGTGTCGAGCTGCGGTTCTGTCAGGTCAACTTCGATGCCGTCTTCATCGGGCCAATCGGTGCTGTCAATCTTCTTGAACGAGGCAAACTGTATGAGCTGCTTGTACCCATACTGCTCTACAAATACACCGTATTCGATGTATGCGTCTTTGCCGTCTATGAATAGAAGATTTTTCATAACACGATTGCATGGTCTGTAACTATATGTGCAACTTGCGATTTTCGGTCGGATTCTATATTTATGACTGAATAGCCGGAAGCTGTGATTGTGGCATTTGCACCACACATCAGATTTACGCAATTCCGCGCCGTCTGACGGTATTTCAGCTCGGCGGTAGTGTCTCCAACCAAAAACACGTTACGCGCTTCTGTGAGCGATATATGGCCGCTGTCAATATACACTCCGAGCTTTTCGGGGTGGTACGGTTTGAATTGTCTGAAAGTCTCGATGCTCGGAAAGTCAAACGAGGTCATAAACTCGATGCCCTGCGGCGAAAACATCAGTTGCACGAGTTCCGGCAGCGTCTCGATGCCGAGAAACATATCACACGCGGCGAGTTTGTCGGCAAGGTCTGTCCTCCCGGCCCGGCGGCACCGGGCTTCGGCTTTCGATTTCGCTTTGGCCCAGTCTGCGTGTACTGCTTTGATTAACTTTTCCACTTCTCTCAATTTTTAAGTCTGATACCTTGCGTTGTAATGTCCTCAACCGTATCTTTCAGTTGCTTCACATCTTTGCGCATCTCTGTTATCTCATCTTTCGTTTTAGCCGTGTTGTCTTCAATGCCGGCGACTTTATCGAGTATCTGATTGCCTACTGTGTTCAGGTCATTCACGCCTTGCACGAGCGTGTATGTGTGGCCCTGAATCGTTGTAAGCCGGGCATTGTTCTCATCAACGCTATCTTGTGAAGCGGTTGCGATGCCGCGCTCTGTGCCGGTACGCTCTGAATCTTCTTCAAACCACTTGCCGAGAGAGCCGGAAAGCCCCTGCCATATCTGATTGAAGTTTTCGCCAACTTTGTCGATGTCGTTTGCAAGGCCGTCTGCGCTGTCGATTACGGCCTGAATGCCTTTGAAAGAGCCGTCAGTACCAAACCATTTCGTCTTGTATTTGTCGAATATCTTGCCGATTTCAGGTTCAATGTATTTTGTTATGAGCATACGTTTCAGGATGTCGGCGACAATTTCATTCACTTTCTTGTGCCACGATTCCATTGCGTCTTCTCCGGCCTTGACTGCCTCAAAGAAAGCATCACCGAGTGTCGTTGACAATTCAGTTGCGGATTGACCGACAATATCTTCGAGCATCTCATTGATGATTGTCGCCATTTCTTCCGCAATCTCGGCAATCTGATTTCGCCAATCCTGAATCTTGCCGCTGTCAGAATCTTTCTTGCCGGATTCTGCGTTGATTTGCTTTTGAAGTAGTATTTGTTGCTCGGCGAGATTTTCAAGTTGCTTTCGGCTCTCGTCATACTTTTTCGAGCCGAGAGCTTTGTCAGCGGTGTAGCTGACACCGGCCCAATAGTCTGCGATTTTCTCGATACTCTTTGCGTAGATGTCCGCGCTGTATCTCGCTTGTGCAAACCAACGTGCCCACATCGAAGAATTTGCAGTTACGCCGTGAAGTTTCAGGACTTCTGCGGTTGCGTCAGCATAGCATTGACGTAATTTCTCAATGGCATTTGCTGTGTTCGACTGCAAACGCATCGCATCTGCATTGTCAAGCTCCCATTGCAGTTGGTCGATACGCTCTTGCAGTCGCTCGATTTCTTCTTGCTTTTCATCATCATTGTTGAAAAGACTTGCGATTGCGGTTGCTATCTGCAACGCGGCTGAAATGACAGTCAGAATAACAGATGCTTTTTCAACCGTAGAGATTGATGTCGCGGTCGCTTGTGATGCACCTTGTACCGATGAAGACATACCGTCAACAACGCCCTCCATGCCTTTTGTCACTGACTTGCCGACATCGCCAATGGCTGAAATTACGTCTGATGTAGCTCCCAAGACTTCATCAATGAAGCCGAGTGCCTTATCCATACCGTTAGCAACATCATCAGAGAAGACACGTGCCAATCGGGATGCTTTGCCGCCAAGGTCAGTTACTACACCTCCGGCAGATTTGAGATTGGTCGCAAATGTCTTGTATGACTTTGTTACGTTGTTCCGGGCTGTGAGTGTGCGCTGCTCGGCTTGTGCGTTCTTCTGCTGTGCGTTGGCGAGCGTTGTTGTAGATGATGCAAGGCGATTGTTCGCATCTGTCAGTTCCTGGCAATCTGCGGCAAGCTCTCCGTTGTCGATTCTCTCGATAATCTCATTTTTAGCTCGGAGCGCATCGTTGTATTCTTGCTCGGCGGCATTGAGTTCGCGTTGTGCTGTGGCAAGTTCAGCGAGTGCGGCCACGAGTTCATCTTTCGCGGTCGATATGTCTGTGAAAGATTTGTGCAACGCTGTGAACGGATTGCGAGATGCAATTTCATTCTCCATTGCCGTTATAGCTTCCTGAAAAGTCTTGATTTGCTCAACACTCATCGAGTTCTTTTCATTGTCGAAGTATTGACGCACTTTGTCAAGTGAAAATTGAAGCGATTGAAGCGACTGATTTTCAAGGTCGCCGAATACCACATCCCAATTGATAGTTTTCTTGAAGTCCTCGGCTTTGAGCGATGCAAACGCTTCTTCCATTTGCTTTAACGCTTCCGGCAGAAAGTCAGGAAATGTTGTGCTGATAAATGCGATTTTCTTTTGCCACTCAACAGAGAGCTTATCGAATTTCTGATTATATGTGCCAAACTCATCAATGAGCTGATTCATATATTTGTCGCGGACTTCTGCAAAACTGTGGTCGATTGAATCGTGAATGTCTCGAAGTCCTTGCTCGTAATTGCTGCTGATTGCAGGGTCTTTGAGCAATTCAGTTACCCAGTCTTCAAGCGAGCGTTGGCCCTCTGCGGATGCCTCCCATGCGTCTTCGGTCGCGCCTTTCTTTGTCATAAAATAGGCGTGAGTGTTGTCGCGCAACGTCTGTGCGAGTTGTAGGAGCTGTTGTTTCCACGCGGATTCGCGGTCTGCGCCCTGCTTGCGAATTGTAGTCAGTTCTTTATAATACCCGGCTTCCATGCCGTCAATCATCGCTTGCGATATTGCGTTGTTGGTGTCGCGTATGTATTCCTGAACGGCTTTTTTATACTCATCGAGTAATTTCTTTTGCTCTCGCGCCGCAGCTTTCGGGTCGAATGTTTTGCTGCTCCCACTTTTGCCGTTGATAGACTTCGCTTTCGGGTCGATGTGGATTTCATCGAAGTGATTTTCTTCCTCGAACTTCGCCAAACGTTCATCTTCTTCTTTCAACTTTTCTTGCCAATACTGATAATCAGCGACAGCGTCTTTTACTTCGTCAATTTCTGTTTCAGCATGGTCTTTGCGATATTGATTTGAATGGCCGAACCAACGTGCTGGGTTTATCCACGAGCGGTCAAAATCACCACGTTCTGCACGCGCTTTCATGTCAAGCATATCAACATAAGCGGCAACCATAGCGTTAAGCACACCCTGACGCTCTGCTTTCATGCGTAACAGTTCAAGATACTTCGGCCCACGTTCTATCAGTACGCGCTCCCATTGGTCGAGGCTGTCATAATAGCCGAGTGCCGAGCCGTATTCATTGTTCAGTTCTTCGACTTTCTTGCGCTCTTGTTCTTTCGTACCTTTGAAGTTCTGACAAGCCCTAATGTTGTCATCGAGCTTGACTTTCTGCTCCATATAGGTTTTATTCGCTTCTTTGTTGACTTCGCCCAACTTTTCAGCGTGCTTTGTCGCTTCGTCTTCTGATGTAACAAGGTCGGTTATCCAAGAGACAAGTTCGCCGACAAGCACAATAAGCGCACCGATGCCGGTCGAGATAAGCGCGAGTTTCAGCACACGCATTGCCACGGCCATTGTTTTGGTCGCAATAGTACCGGCAACCATTGCGCCGGTATGCGCGTTCTGTGCGGCAGTCGCTCCTTGTGTCGCGGTAGTATTCGCGGCAGTTACGCCTGTGCCGGTTGTCGTTGCTGCGTTGTTCGCATTTGTCGCGGCAGTATCAGCTTCCGTAGCTGCTGCATCAGTAGCGGTGGCAGTAGCGTGTTGTGTCTGTGCGGCGGTATCAGCTTCGGTGGCAGCGGCTTCGGTAGTCTGTGCCGATGCGCTTTCTCCGAGTAGTTTGTTCCAAATCTTTTTCAGAGAGTTCAGCGTAACGAGAGAAAACGCCGAATCTTTGTTGAGCGTCTGTTGAACTTGCTGCAATCCCATAGTGATAGCCATTAAGGATTGCACTTTGAGCATTATTTCTTGCAGATGCTCATTCTCTCCGGCGAATAGCCCGACTGCGCCCTGCGCTGCTGAAAATGCACCTGATAAGCCAGTCAAGCCGGAGATGACACCGGCAAACTGATTCTCATCATTGGCGAAGACGCTCCCTGCTTGGCGAATATCGCCCTGAATATCTTGCAGACGGCCTAATTCTTCGATAACTTCACGATAACGCCCGGTAGTCTTGTCAATCTCTCTGCCCTCGGCTTGCGCTGCGTCTCTCAACGCGGCGGCTTCCATTGTCAACTCCCTGATGCGTCTGCGTAATGAATTGGCGGCTTTTTCTTTCCGTTCGAGAGCGGCGGCAGCTTTTTCTTGCTTCTGACGTTCCTTTTCGGCTTCCGCAGCCTCTTTATTCATCTGCTTGCAGAGTTCGACAAGCTCTGCATCGTATTTCTCGGCCTCTCTGATTGCACGTTTACGAGCGTTAATCACGTGCTCAACGGCTTTCATATCCTTTGAGAGGGCGACTGATTCATCAAAATTACCGGCTTTGTAGGCATCACCACACGCTTGTTTGAGGTCGCGATATTTTGCCTCAAGCTCGGTTATTGCAGCTCGGTTTTCTTCAATGACACGGCCCACTTGCTGAAAACCCAACTCGACTTCATCAAGATTGCCGATTGAAGACATATTGAGGTCGATTTTCGGGATGTCAGAAAATAGAGACTGAATCCGCGCAGATTCGCTCTCCACAGATGATGCAACTTGATTGATACTTTCTTCGATATGGCTTAAACCTTTATCAAATTCTCTCGTATCAATCGCGCTGCTGAATGAAAGGCCGTCATTTGAGTTCATCGCTGTGCTTTTACTTCAATTTCGTCTTCGTCTCCAAAGTCTTCAAAATTCGCCGGATTGTTCATGTCCTTACTCTCATCGTAGAGCGGCGCATCGTCTTTTTCGCTTTCGTCTCCCGGAATCGGCACGGCTCGACTGTATAGCAAGGCGTTCTGAAAACTGATTTCATAGAGAGCGTATTTCTCTGTCACTCCGAATGTCTTTACAATGCCGAGTACCGTTGCCCAGATACTGTCATTCAGTTTACCACTTCCGCTTTTGTCGGTTTTAGAATGTTTGCCGCGTTTAGGGAAGTGGTAATAGCGAAAAAAGTTGTTATCTCGTTTTGCTTCAATCTCGCAATGATGACATCGTAAAGGATAGAGGGCCGCACGTTGAGCAAGATTGCTTCGGCGAGTTGCGCCTTGCGGTCGATTGTCTCCGTGATAGTCTTGTGGCTTCGGATAAGGCCGAATAGGCGGCGTTTCTCGATTCTGCGCTCTCTTTGTTCGGTCAGATTCTTTGCGCCGAGAATAAGCACGGCTGCGATGTCTCCTATTGCCTTGAAGTCTTTTGCATAGTGCATCGCGGAATATATGCGGTCTTTGTCCTTGACTTCTTCAACAATCGGAAGCGTTGATATTATCTCTGACACGAGAATCAGAGTTGCAAGGCTCGGCGGTGCGATGTCGTAGCTTTCACCGTCTATGTCAATAGTGCCGATATTGCGTTCAAGTATCGCGGCTGCAACACGGCTTTCGATAGTTATCTGTGATTCTTTCATTGCGGTGATATTATTTTGTTAGTTGGCGCAATCAGATTCGCACTGATGCCTACACTTCTGAAAGTGCCGCTCTACTCCTGAGCTATGCGCCACGATGCGAGTTTATCCTCCAACTCGAAAGGGCGTCTTTCCGCTTGTCAAATCTTGATGTCGATTAGTTGCCGGGGGTTTTCAGGTCAGATGCGAAAATCGGGTCTCCCCAATCCTCTTTCTTGACCTTAAACTTCTTGTAAAGTGTTCCTGATTCCGTTTCAAGGATTGTGAATGTGAGGTCAACATACTGACCCTCGTCTTCGGAAGAGCCGGGTCGGAATGAAACGGAGCATCGGGGAGCTTTGATGCCGGTTGCGCCGATGTTCTTCGGGGTTACTTTGACGGAAAACTCACCTGATACGATGTTAGTCTTTACATCAAGTTCGCCGCTCGCGTCAACCGTTGCGCCGGTAAACAGTCCCTCGGTGTCGAAGTCCATTTCTTTCACGCGAGTTGTGAGGGTTACGACTGGCTCGCCCTCTTCGGTTGCTACTGTTTTGCCGCCTGACGCTTTCGCTTCGAGCTTGTCGCCGTCAGCGGTCGCAAGCGTTGTCGATTTGTCGTTGGTTGTGCCGACAGAGACGAGCTGTGCTGCCATAGCATCATTCTCACCCGTGCGGCCAACTTCAACACGACATTCAGCCCACGACATAATGATTTTCTTTCGCTTCATAGCTGATGTTAATTTGAAAGTCGTTGAAATTTAAGTCTTGTTACAATTAGATGCTGCTCTATATCAGGGTTGTATGTCGAATATGGTGTACCGTCAGTCTTTATCCAATACTCGGTATCATCGCAATTTTCCACGAAGTCGAGAATGTGCCTTTGAAGTTCGCCGATGCGCTTTTTGTCTGCGACTTTTCGCCCACCGGCAGAATCAATATCAGGCACATAGAGATTGAGAATCATCGTGCCGGACTGAATTTGCTCATCATTACCGGCGAGGAACTTCACGATGAGGTCTTCACCGTCAGCGTTGGCCGGGCGCATCTCGCTTCGATAGAGTGAGCCACGAATGGCCGCTCCGAGTTGGCTGTTCTTGATGAGCGTGTAGAAGTCGCGCTCGATTTCAATCTCCGTTTTCATGCGTCTTTTACGAGTTTGCCAAGTAGTTGCTTAAAGAGCTTTTCTGCTTCGAGTTCTGCTGATGCGAGTACATCTTTGCCTCGCACATTTTCGACAAATGCCGCATACTCCATGCCGGCGCAAACAATCAGCACGACACCCCAAGGAAATTTTGCTTGCAACTTTTTTAAGAGTGCTTCGCCGTCTTTTACTCCCTTTGAGCCGTCACCGCCGACTTTGATAGTCGCAGTATATTCTTTGCCATTTTTGACGCGCTTGACTTTCTTTGTGCCAGGAGCGACTTGTTTAGCAAGGAATCCACTTGACTTTTTTACTTCGCCGTCATTCAGTACAACATAGCCGATTGAAGACCTCAAATTGCCGGTTATGTCGTTGTAGTCTCCACGTTCACGAGCAATCTTGATACACGCTTCTCCTATATATTCGCACATATACACGAGATTGTCAATTAACTCTTTGCGAGCAATCTGCAATTTGGCATATATCTTTTTTGTGTTTGTCTTTGAGACTAACACGCCTTTATATTTGCTGTGATATGTTGACTTTTGCGCCATTAAACCATTATTTTAATTCTTCCTACTGATGTCAGCGGCTCACGGCTCATTATCCGATACTCGCCAAGATATTCGCCTTGTCGAGACAACCTTACACGGTCGAAGTCTTTTGAGTGTTGCGCTTCAAGATGTACAAGGAATGAAGCCATGCGAAACTCTCCGTCTTCATACACGCCTTTTCGATTGTCGCTATTAGTCGTTATCTGACACTCGATAGGCTCGCTCCATTCAGCGGTTGCAGATGTCAACTCGCCGACCTCATCAAGTCCACCGGGCGTGAGTATCTGATATTGAAGTGTGCCGTTGATTCTCATTGTTACCACAGATTAGAGGCATCATCTATCACACGCACATAGTCGCTCAATTCATCTTCGGCATCAAGGCCGTAGTAGTTGCACCAATAGAGTAGCGATTCCTTTACTGCGTCTTGCATTACAGATGTGGAAACGCTGCCCTCGGAGCGGCTGCTTTCAACGTAACCTTTAATCAGGCTGACCGCCACCCGAAAGATTGTTGCATCTTTCGGAGTGGCTTCGGCCTGTGCGTCAACACCCTCATTAAATAGCGCAAATTCAAGAGTTGCGCTATCCGGGTAGAAAGTGTTGGCGATTGCGTTGCAAAGCGTTCTTAATGCTTCGATGTTCTTCACGATTACTGCTGCGATTTGAGGGTGTAGATACCGTTCATCTCTGTGATGACCGGCAGCGACATTGATTCGGCTTTGGTGTGTTCAACGCCATTCGAGCCTTGCGTCTCACCGACACCCCATTGCGATACGCGGATACGTCCGTAATTCGAGTATGCAACACCGGCTTCCGGCTTGATTTCGTTGTTCGAGAAAGCGTTTTTGACAAGGCCGAGCTTTCCGTCAGGCACAAAGACGAGATTCTTTGCGTTCCAAGGAGTGTAAGGTGTCGTGGTTGTGCCGTTCTGAATGCGGACTTGACGGCGTATATGCTCGAAGACCGGGAAGCCATTCGACTGCATCCACTCGTTGATTTGACGGAGAAGAAGTACACTTGAAGATTTGTCGTTGCCGAAAATCATCTGTTTGAGCTTCTTCGTGCGGCACATATACGAGGTTACAGACGGGGCGCAAAGAATCTTGCCGAATACGACTTTATCCTGAGCGGCATCGAGAATCGCCTGAATGTCCTCGAAGCAATCGACTGTATCGACATTCTCGGCAGTCCACGGAGTACGAGCCGATGCGATATTTTCGTCAGGCTGATTGTAGTCGATGAGACCGCGCACACCACCTTCAGGATTAGTCTTCTCGTTCAGCTCGAATTTGCCCTCATTCGAGAGCGCACCGAGGAAAATCATGTCGAGCTTGCCGTGAATTGCATTGACTACGGTAGTCACCTCACCCCACATAATGTTGATGAGTTGCTGCTTCTTCGTGGCATCGGGAATTGATTTTGAATCGAGAAGTGCGAGAATCATGCGGTATGTCTGAATCGTCATCGGCTTCGAGAGAGCGTGGTTAACGATACGCTCTTTGAGGGTAGCGAGACCCTCCGAGCCGATGATTGGCTCTTTCGAGTAGTCGCCGATAGTCGGCGCGGCGATTGTGATGTTGTACTTGCCGATGATTTCCTCGATGTCGAGTGAAATTGTCGGCGTGTCCCAATCAAGGAAACGCTCGTAAATCACATTGTCGAAAATGCGCTTGTGCATCTCCGAAGCCGCATCAAAGCGAATCTGCACCTGCTTGGTGAGTTCGCCGAAAAGTGAGCTGTAAAATAACTGTGGAGGCATAGCGGATTACTGATAAATGTAAAGAATGTTGGGATTGTTTTTGAGATACACGCCTGAGAGCCATTCGGGGAGCATCGGCAGTTGCATGGACGGCACGAGTACGACTGCTTCAAAAGCAACGTCAAGTGTCGGAAGTCCTTTGCCGTCAAAATGCTTTTCAGCACCGACAACCATATTCGGCTCGTATGCCGGCCCGATTGTCTTGTTGTCGGCTTCTCCTGACTCTTTGCCCTCTACGATAATGTCGTTCTTGGCAAGGCCGGTGTATGCGCTTTTGAGTGTCAGAGTATCGTACTCGGTCGCGCTCTTGTCGATTGCGGTAATGAGTACGAGTGCCGAATTGTCGCCGTGCTTGGTGATTGAATCACCGACAGCGAAGTAATGCCCCTTTGCGATTCGGGGTTTGGTGGTAGTGCCGCCGTCAAGGACGGTTGCAGTCTTGCAGACCGCCGCCGTGTGTGCTTTGAAGTCAACGTACACGGGAGTTGCGCGGCGCACGACAGTACCGAGCGCAAATTCCTGTACGGGCTTGAAGCCGCCGGGGAGCATCTTACATTCACCACGCCATATTTCAGGAAAATGCCCCGAATATGACTGCTGTTTGAAATCTACTGCCATTTTGTGTGAATGAATTGAGGGTTAAACGTTAGACCATATTGTTGTCCGGGAGCGATTCTGCCCATGCTTTTGCAGCGGCTTTGTCTGCGGCAGTATCATTTCCGAACTCGTGCGCTTGGCCCTTAGGCACGAGAGAGTTGTTGACAAGTTCCTGCTTGAAATTCGCAATTTCGGTTTCGATGTCTGCGTCATCTGCGATGCGTAGATGCTTCACCATAAAATCAGGGATTCCGTGCTTCTTGGCAACTGTGGCGATTTGTGCTGCGCGTTCATTGGCGGCTTTTTCAGCTTTGAGGTCGTTGTTCTCTTTTTCGAGAGCGTCAAGTCGCTCATTCATCCTTCTCGCCCATGCCGGAGCTTCTGTGCCGTCTCCCTCTCCGTCACCCTCTCCGTTGTCATCATCATCGTCATCAGATGACTTGGCAGATGGCTTGGCAGATTTCTTTTGCGTCTTCCTCGTTATCTCCCCCTGCATCGCCTTTGCATAGGGCACGAGCGAATCCGCTTTTGCGGCTATATCGTCATCGGAAGCATCGTCAGCGAGGTCAGATGCGCCGATTTCAACGAGTTCTTCGAGAGCTTTTTTTGTCAGTCCGTAGGACTTGCATTTCGCTTTAAGAGCGTTAAATAGTTTTGTCTTCATTGCGCAATTCAGATGAGTTTATAAAATTCTACAAGTGCAAAGGTAACGTAAATTTTTGAGATAGTACCTATCAGGCACTTAATTTTTGAAAAATATTTTTATGAGGTAAATAGCGACCTATCAGAAGTTAAGGCTTTTGAGAATATTTTTCTTGAAATTTTTTTGTCGAAAAAGTTGCCTATTATTAGGATAGGTTATAACTTTGCATCGTCAAACAATACTTAATAAGCATCAAATGAAGACAAGAAAGAAAATAATCAAAGTGAGCCGAGAGAGAGCTATTGAATTAGCAATGAATCTCAACTGCGTCTCGAAAGAGATTGCAAGCAAATACACGGATAGCGAGCTGAAAGAATGTCTCCGCCTGCTTAAACTCAAAGCCAATTTCTAACACTTAAACATCAACGCAATGAAACCCGAATACATCGCCGAAGCAATCGGCATCATCAGCAAAAGCAACTCAATCAAAGTATCGTTCAACGTGCCGGTCAATGACAACTATTCGCACACATACGCGATACTTATTCACGAGAGCAACGCATCAGTCATCAATCAGCTTATCGCCGCCGGATTCTCGCTTTCAATGAATCCCAAAGGCTTGGCAGTAGATAAATTCTAAAAACTATAACGCAATGATTACAGAATCAACACCTACAAACAAACTTTTCGACTTCGACAAGGCGAAAGTTCAGACGCTCTCACTGGACCAATTAGAGCGCACACACCGCGAGAATGACGTTTACGGCAAACCGCTTCGCGGCATCTATCACTTCGAGCTGCTCAACACGCTCATCAGAGAGTGCGAGAATGTCGGCTACAATGTCGAGGTGTATGACCTCTTCGCGGCTCAAAACAAAGACCGCAGTACACCGGGCGTTGTGCTGCTTCCGCAAGTCGAAGCTCAATACGGCGAGCGAGCTTTTGAAGCTCATATCTTGCGCCGTGTCTTCGCTAACATCCGCATCACAGACTTTGACGATGAGGAAAAGACTACAAACCTTGCAGTCGCTTTTCATCAGAAAGGCATTCAAGTCGGCTTCGGAAACATGGTAAAGATATGCCACAATCAAACGATGCTCTGTGCTGACAAATACATCGCTACTTACAGCGAGCGCGGCAAAGGACGCGGCGAGGCAATCTCGATTCAACAAGTCCTCGATGTCGTCAAGTCGTGGCTTGTCGATGCCCGGCACATCATCGTCAGCGAGCGTGAGAAAATCGAGCGCATGAAAGAGATTGAAGTCGGCGCACAACAAGCATTTCTACTGATTGGTATGCTGACTGCAATCCGTGTCAAGTGCGATTCAGCATATCCGGCAATCAAAGAGAATCGCGTCTATCCGCTCAATCAGGCGCAAATCACACGCTTCACAGAGAGCTTGCTTCTGAAATATCACGAATCGGACCGCATTTCTGCGTGGGATTTATACAACGCCGCGACTGACCTCTACAAAGCGGATTCAATGGATATTCCGGCTCTGATGCCGCAGAATCGCGCAATGGTGCAATTCCTCAATGAGCAATTTCACTTCGATTACTAACATATCAACAACGCGAGGGGTGGCAATTCCGCTACCTCTCGCAATCAAAGAAACAGACAATGAAAAAAGCACAAATCAAATCAACCGGAGAGATTGTCAATATTGACACTTCGATTGAGAGCAAAAACGGCACGTTGTGGCACGTCTGCGGCACTCGTACATACATCTTCGAGCATGAGCTTAGATTCTTTTCTCTCGATGACATTTACGACTTCATTGAGGCGTGGCACCCGGACTATGACCATAGCGATGAGATAGCGTGGATTGATGACCTTGACTGCGCTCTCGGCAATGAGTGCAATGATGAAAAGCTCACACGAATCAAACGCGAATGGGGCGATGCTCCGTCAGAGTGGTATCAGCGCAAAATGGAGCTTGAAGTACAAGTTTTCAGCGAAGCTCTGAAAAACTATTACAGCAACCTACAAGGTTATTACTTCTAAGGCTTCAAAAGTGACGTTCCTCGCGATTCTGTGCTGACAACTGATAAATTCTATATTTTGCCGGTTAAAATGCAAGGAATCGCGAGGAATTGCGTAACTTTGCAATGCCTTATATTTCAACGCAATTATGAACTCTACGAAAGTCATACATCTACATCTGAAAGAGCCATACGAGGGAATGACTGACTTGTATTTCAGTTCAGTCAAAGCTATCTATGACCAAGTGCCGGATTCAGCTATTGGCATAAAATATCGCTCTCTTACAAATGCGATACGCGGCAAAGAGCGTTACGAGAATAAATACTGCATCGTCAGCGTAGGCGAGTTGCAGCGAAAGTCAAACATCAGAAGCAAAAGCAAACAATGATAGGAGCTATAATCGGCGATATTGCCGGGTCTCGATTCGAGTTTAACAATACACACGACTACGATTTTCAGATATTCCACCCTGAAAGTAGTTATACAGATGACACAATATGCACGGTGGCCGTTGCTGATGCAATCCTACGCGGCGTTGACTACAAAGATAGTCTCTTGCATTGGTGTCGCAAATATCCGTCTCCTATGGGCGCGTATGGCGGCTCGTTCTCTCGTTGGATTCATTCTGCTGACCCTCAACCTTACTATTCATTCGGGAATGGAGCTGCAATGCGAGTGTCGCCGGTCGCGTGGGCGTTCAGCAACGAAGCAAATGTAATGCGTGAAGCAATCAAGACAGCCGAGTGTACGCACAATCACCCGGAGGGCCTGATTGGAGCAATGAGTATTGCTGATGCAATCTTTATGTTACGCACATCATCAACATCCGGCGGTCAGGTACTCAATGATGTTTTCAAGCGTTACTATGGTAGTGACCTTGCGAGATACGAAATATCGAATTTAGGGAAATTCGATGAGACGTGTCAAGGGTGTGTTCCTATCGCGTTCTCTGTTGTTGCTCGCGCGCAGGACTTTGAAGATGCAATCCGTGAAGTTGTAAGTCTCGGCGGAGATTCTGACACGCTCGGAGCAATCGTTGGCTCGCTTGCAGAAGCAAAGTTCGGTGTCCCTTACAGTATGGTAGAAGCTGCTCTGAATCGGCTCCCTGATGATATGTTCAAAGTAGTTAGAGATTTTGCCTATATCTATAAATTGCAATATTACGCATGATGAAAAAAGAAGACCTACTAAAATTCTGCCGCTACTATCGCGGCGAGAATCGCAACCCTTTCACGAAAGATGAGACACGCGCAATGCTGTGGGATTATGAGCGGACGTGGGTCTCTGACAACTTGAAAGAAGGCGATTTCTCGGATTATCTCTCTGAATACCTCGCTGTCGGTCTGCAAGACTTCTCGAAGTTCGATGACACGCCGGTAACATTGAAAGCGATGCTTTTCAATCGTTACGCAAAATCGGCATACACGATGCAAGATGCCGTGCCTGGATTCAAAGAATTTTATCAGAAATACTACTGAATGAAAGAAAGAGAGCTTGCGATGCTCTCTTTCTCGTTTATAGCTTATGGCTTTGCCGGTCCGGTCGGCTGCGTGAACTGCTGACCGATGAGTAACAGATATACATTCTTGCCACTCTTTCTTATCACTTTGAACTTGCTGCCACGCTGACCTATCCATTCAAATTCGCCGCCCAATCCGACTTTATCCTTTCCGTTCCATATTCTATTGCTCTGATAATCGTAGCTTCCGCAGTTGTAGTGCGTGAACGGCTCGGCGAAGATTCCTTGTGAGCCTTTCGGTACTAAAATAATCATATTGACAGAGCCGCCAAAGCCTTTATCTCGATGACAAGCCGTTGACAGAAAAGCACCGTCAATGAATACATCTCCAGCTTCGACTTCACTCAAATTCTTTCCGATTTCAGGTATGAAATAGTCGCTCGTGCCACGTCTCACAACCATATCTTGTTTTGTTCTGACACGACTTAACGCTGCTGTGATTTTTGGCATATCATTAGCATAGTCAGCTTTCTTTGCAGGGTCGCCACAGTAATACTGATTTCTTAACGGCTCGTTAAGATAGCTATATGTCTGCGTGTATTTAGTCAAAAGGTATCTTTCTTCTTCAATCAAGTTAGGCCATGCGGCTTCTGATTGAGGTCTCATTATATCATCAACGCCGTCAACGGTATTCACTTTGTAGTCATCAAGCAATTCCTTTTGACGCTTCTTTGATAGTTCTGCATAAACGACTTCTCCGATTTTGCTGCCCTTGACAGCCTTTTTCGCTGCTGCTTTTTCTTGCAGTTCTTTTCGTTTTTGAGCATAGTCAATCTTGGCTTTGACGAGATTGATGTCGCCGCCGGAAGCGAGTAATGATTCAGCTTCAAAGACTGCATTTGCAACGGTCGTAGCTTTCGGGTGTGCAGCAACGTATGTTTTCAGTATGTTAATAGCGTCTTTCGCTTCTGCGACTGCAATCTGATGTTTGACCTCTGCGAGCTTCTTCAAATAAGAATCTTGCGCCACTTTCCAAGTCGGATAGAGTTTGTGAGGTTTAAGATATGCCGGGTCAATAACATAGTTAATCTCTTTCTCTATCGCTTTAACTTGGTCGTAGAGCGGCATTGATGAGATGCTGTTGAGCTTCGATTCTACTGCATCGTGAACTTGTTGCAGTTCTACAATAGTGAATTGCTCGTGCCAAGTGTGAACGTCAGGAATGATGTTTGAGAGCGCGGCCTCCTGCTTCTTCATTGCGGAGATAGATTGTGCAACGGCACGAGTGGCAGCGTGGATTTTAAGCATATCTCCTGCGGCCATAGCGTCTTCGAGTTGTGTTTTGTCAACTTCGCTCCACCCATCAGCGACTTTGCTCACATTCATAGCCGTAGCCTTGATGAGTTTCTGCTTTGCAGACATAGCGAGTGCGAGCGTGCGCGTCTGCGCTTGAATGAGGTCTGAATCGCCGGACTTGATAGCTGCTTCGAGGTCGGCGGTACTGATGCCGAGGGTATCGAAGCCGCGCCGTGTAACTGTGTCGATGACTTTGCTTGCAGTCGTATTGATGCGCTCGATTCTGATGCGCTCCGCTTCTGCGGCCTTTTTCTCGTTCTCGATGCGTTGTTGACGCTCTGCCCACCGCAGTTTGATTTCTTCCTCTTGCTCCGGCGTTCTCGCTTCGTGACGGCGTTCTGCAATCTCAAGCGGCGTGAGTTTTTTCGGTGTCGGGTCGAGAATATCATCAATCGCAGCGGCATTGTTGCGAATGAAATACGGCTCTGTTCCGCGTTCTCGCGCTGCGGCAATGTTGCTCTCATTCTCTCTGACCCACGACTTGAAATTATCCGGGTAGTCTTTGATGCGTTTGCCCTTTGGCACATACTTTTCGCCGCGCATAAAAGCCTCCGTCACTTTCTGCATCTCGTCTTCATCAACGAGAATAGGGGTGACGAAACAGAAACATTGAGGATGCCAACCGTCAAATACAAAGTCAGAGGGGTAGTCTCCGGCGAGCTTGTCGCAAATATCTTTCTTCGGGTGGCTTCTCGACAACTGTACACGTTGGCCGAGTACAAAGTCCATTTGCTCCCAACGCGCTTGGTCTGCACGGCGGTAGGCGATGTTTGTTTCAGTACGAGCGACACGCATAGCGTTTTGAGCCGAGGATTTGTAATAACCCGGCCCGGTCCACTCGTCCTGATAGCTTCGCTTGTCATAGTCAATCCATGACACTTTGCCGGTTGTCGGGTCTTTGACGCGCTTTTTCCATTTGCGCTTCCATTCGCCTGTTACGGGGTCTTTGTATCTGAATCTGCGAAACATCAAATCAGGGTCGTTGAGATACTGACGGACTTTGCGAGACATTGACGCTGCCGATTCACCTTCACCGACAGATACGGTGATTGCGACTTCCATTTCATCGCGGAGTTGCCGGACTGATTTCCACACGCGCTGCGATAGGTTTAGGCCGTTCTCGCTGCGGTTTATGAAAGCTGACATTGCAGACTTGTTCCGTTGAGTCCACGCCGTAAATTCAGGCGATTCAAGCACTTTCTTACCGAAGCACGATTGCACGAGCTTGTCACACTCGACATTGGCCTGCGCCCATTCAAGTTTGATTCCGTTCTCGATTGCCATTGTTGCGACTGAATGAAGTTGTCGCAAAAGGCGTTCAACTTCTTTCTGCTTCTTGATTGATTCAGCATCGAAAGAAAACATCTCTCCCTCTCCGAGTTCAGGCACGGATTTATTGAGCGCGAGTATCTCATTGACAGTCGTAGCAAAGAGCAATCGCACACGCTCGGCATACGCTTCCGTTCGCTTGATACGCGCCAGCGTATGAGCTTTCGGGTCAGTCTTTTTTTTCGCCATAGCTATTCGTCTTCATCATCAAATTCACTCTGAAAATGTCCGGGCGCATCAGACGCAAAGACATTGAAGCCACAAGCCCGGCGAGGTCTAACTTCCTTGTCAATTATGACACGCTTGAAGATTGGCACACCGAGAATGTAAATCGTTGTCACTTCACGACTATTCGCGTATGTGGTATGTCGATAGATGAGTGACTTCATTTCTTTTCAGGCTTCTTCTTTTTATTGTCTTTTTTGTCATCGCCTTTATCGTCTGAATCTGACGTTGTTTCGTCATCTTCCTCATCTTCTTCGCTTCCGTCAGAGAATGACTGCGGCCCTGCTCCGGCATCGTCTCCGAAGATTGATTGCTGCTGCTTCATTCGTTCCTCTTGCTCGGCTGCGAGACGGTCCATTTCACGCGATACATCTTTGACGAGCGGATTCAGTTCAACGGCTGATTCGGTTGAGAGAATACCGGCATCGAGAGCCTTGCAGATGTCGGTAAGGTCATCAGCTATGTCTTCGCCGAATGGCTCTTGAAATTCGTGTCCGATTTGCAGTTCATCGCATTGACTGCGGAGCGATACATCAAGCACGTTGCCGATGATAGCTGTGATGAGTGAGCCGGTGCGGTCAAGTAGTTCATCGTGCGTCTCCTTGCGCTTCGCGGCCTTGATGTCGGCAAGCATCATTACTGTGCGGAGTGCCTTTGCTGAAAGCTGCGAGAGCGATTTCAGAGTGTCAAGCGTGATGTGCGGCGTGAATGTGTTTGTCAGGATATGATTCTGCAACCATTCGAGTTCGTCTTTTTTCGACTGCGGCGCGGAATCCCAAGTAACGTACTTCATCGCCTTTTCAACGCCGTCTTTATCGTTTGTGTAAAGCGTCTTTGCAGCTTCCTTTTTATCCGGCAAATTCTTGATGAGTTCCGAAGCCATTATTGCGATAGGGTCTGCGAAGTAGTCGTTTGTGTCTGCGGTGCGTGACGCAATCATTTCTTCACGGTTTATGAGTTCTTCGACACCGTGCCATTCTTTTTCTTGCTGAAATAGAATGATAGGAATCTTGCCTATGAGATTCGCTTCCTGCACCACCTCCCAACCGAGAGAGCGGCGTGTGCAACGGTAGATAAATTCCGGCGTGAAGATGTCGAAGTGATAGACAACTTCATTCTGTGATTCTTGCACGTTGTAGCCCCATGCAACCGAGATGAGATTTTCGTACTGGTCCCAACGTGTGTAAATGTCATCGCCCTTGCTTTTAGCGAGTACGCGAATTTGCACGTCAGGCTGACCGTCATCATCTTTGAAGACACGGAACAACATCGCGCTTTCAGTCTCGATACCTGCGAGACGCTTGCATTGTCGTATCTTGCTATCAAACCGAGTGCGCTTGATGATTTCCTGAAATTTCTCGAAAGCCTCATCTGTTCCGTCAGAGAGCTGCGCCCACTTGACCGGGCGGCCATAGAGAAATACAAGTGCAATCTCGTTGATGTAGGTCTGATAAGGCACAGGCAGCTTCCAGACTTTTTCAATGCGTCTGAAATTGCCGTTTTTGTCTGTGATGATTTTGTCCTTGCGATTCATCACGGCGTGTGTTGCCACGTCATACTCGCGTAGGCATTGCACGGCTTGTTGGCCTCGCGTCTGCATCTGCGACTGAATCGTGCTGATGTCTTTCGCTGCAAGTAGCTCGTCAAATTCTTGCTTGCGGCGAAGAATCCGATTGACGTAGTTGCGGAAAAGGTCGAAGATTTCCATTGTCATTTGAGGGTTAAGAGTTAAAATAAATTGATTTTGTCATAGTCTATATCATCGTCTTCTTCGTAGAGGTCGTTGATAGCATAGCCGAGAATATCGACAAACTCGTCATGTGCTGCTGCCGGGAATGAGCATACTTGGTCGAGGAAGTCTTCAACCCAAACGCCGTCAACAAGGAAGACGCGGCCACATTCGATGCGCGGTGATACCACCCGGAATCTGACCTCTTTGTCATCAACCGGCATCGGCGTTTCTCTGACGTTGAGCGTTGTTGTCTCTTTGAGCATCTGCACGACTGAAACGCCGTTTGCTTTCGGCTCGATGTGCAAAACGCTTTCTGCATTGCCCTCGTGAGCGATGATGTATTCAGGCAGAAAGCGCAACAAGTCCGGCATCTCTTTCCACACGCTTTGAGCATGGAGAATGTAGATGTTATTCTTGATGCGACACGCTGCAAGTATGCCGGAGGGGTCATTGTCCGTACCGGCTTTTTTCTTATTGTAGGCAGTATCAAGGTAGAAGTGGATAGGCTCTTTGAATCGCATCGCCATAAAATCTGCGAGCGAGATACGTTGAAACCAATCGCGCTTCACGATGTTGCCGCCCTCAATCGTAGGCCGTTGCTGATAGAGAGCCGAGAAGTCACGCGGCGAGCGTTGCTTCTGCTTCATCAGTTTTGCGAGCGAGTGACGTTGCGGCCACAACGCTTCTCCGATGTGTCGCTGTGAGAGTCCGTTGTCATTCTCGACTTCACAAATTGCCGGTATGACAAGCACGGTCCAATCGTCAGGCTCTGATTTCAAGATACGCCCGGCAAGGTCATCTTCGTGCCAACGTGTCATAATGAAAAGCTGACGTGAATCGTTGTGAAGTCGTGTCGTGAGTACGGTGTTATACCAATTCCACACACGCTCTCGATACACCGGCGAATACGCTTCAACAGCATCTTTCACCGGGTCATCAATAATCGCTATATCAACCGGCGTACCCGTAAGTCCTTTGCCAACGCCTACGGCTTTATAGAATCCGCCGCCGATTATGTCGAAGTAGTCCTCATTGCGTTTATAGCCTTTGACATATCTGCCATTCATTCCGTTCATCTGTGTTTCAGGAAATATGGCTTGATAGTCTTCACTCTCGATTGTGCGTTGTATGTTGAGAGAAAATCCATTTGCGAGGTCACTTGAATATGAGCTGCCGATTATCTTCAAATCCGGGTCATTGCCAAGTACCCACGCCGGGAAATTTCGTGAGATAATTTCACTCTTGCCGTGCTGCGGCGGCACAAATACCATGAGATTCTTGATTTCTCCCTCAAAGAGCTTCTGACAATAGTCTGCGATGAGAATGTGAAACCACTCGGCCTGATATTTCGGGTTGGCATATCCGAGAAAAGATGCGAAGCGTCCAGGTGCATCGCGTTTGAGCTTGATGCGCCTTAACTTCACCAACCTTTGTTTCTCTGATAAGTCCATATCGAAAGTCGTTACTTCTGTAACTTTTCAAGTCTCTCAATTTCTGCGGCGAGTTCTTCATCAGTCATCGCTTCGTCTGCGTCATTCGATTTCTTGACTGTCACATCGTTCCGCTGTCTGTTCTGATAGTGTTCCGGGTCGAGATTGCAGAGTAGAAAGATTGCAGCTGCAACATCCGGCTTGACATAGATTTTCGTCTTCTTCTTTGTCATCTTGTGAATGATAGGCTGCGAGGGGTTTTGTGGATTCTGTCGATACTCCGTGTGTTCCTCGATTGTCTCGTGTTCATAGCCCTTTGCTGCATCGGCGAGAGAGCGCACGAGGTCGCGGCAAAGATGCTCCTTGAAATAGAGCTTTGCCCGGTCGAGAGCTTCGCGGTATTCCGGCTTATTTGCGAGCCACAGTTGATGCGTCTTGTGATGAATCCCCATAGCCTCACAATAGTCTTTCAGACGTGCGCCGCCGTGTTCCATGAGGCCATGTTCCATAATCCACTCCTCACACTCCCGGACTTTGTTTGCTGAATATTTTGCCATAGTGATTACGTCTTTTTCTTGTACTTCTCATTGAGTATCTTCGGGGCGGTGCGCGTCCAATTCACTCGGTGATGCAATCGCTTCTGATTGACATACTCGTTGCCCATAGTCCTCACTTTGACCGATGACGGCATATACATTACCGTGAAGAATGATTTTAGGTAAGTGCCTGAATCGAGATATACGTCAGTCATACCTCCGGCGTTTGATTGTGTCTGCTTCTGCAATAGGCACACTTGCTGAATCTGCAAAAACAAGTCGCCGGTCGAGCTTTGCCGGGTGTAAGTGTTCACGTCTTCATTGATGCGGCCAAGGAATGTGAACGGTCGCTCTATGTCGCAAATAAACGAGTTCATCGCTTTGCGTTTCGTGCGAAGTGTGCGCCCCTCACCACCGGCACCACCGCCGAGATAGTCGCCACCTTGCGCCATTGCGATTGACTTTGCCGGAATCTTCTTGAAGTATTCGAGCATTATGTCAAAAACTGCATCAAGATTGCGGATTGTCTTATCTTTCGTTATGTAGCGAAGACGATTGTCAAACCGCCACTCGAAAACAGTATAATCGTCATCAAGCTCTATGAAGTAGCGATACCCTAATTTTCGTGCTATATCAAAACACGCATTTCGGGCATAGACAATGGTCCGGCGGTCCCCCGGCACACCCTCATCGAAAGTCTCCGCGATAGCTGCTTTGTCGAATATGACTATGTTTTCACGGCCATATCGGGCTATGTATTCAGGCGCGGTCGTATCTTCGTTGTCGAGTACAAGCACGATGCGCCCGGTATAGCCTGACTTCTTCAAACTCTCGTATGTGATTACGCGGTCAGCGCGTCCGTGCGTGAGTATAAACGCCACAAAGTCTTTATTCTTCATCATAGTCATCAGATATATCAGATTCCGTGAGTGCGTCTTCGTCTGTAATGTCGCGCTCAATTCGATACGCATTTGCGAGGTCTTTTGTCATCGTGATATAACCGCCCTCAATAGCTTTGTCGAAGTCGATAATCACGAGCGCGGAGCGTTCCATTAACTCCTGAATCTTTGCCGGAGCTTGTGCGTAGTAGTCTGCAATCTTTTCATAGTTGAAGACTGTATGACGACAAGCGGCTTCACGCAAAAACTGTTTCACTTCACCCGGCGCATCTGACTTCTCGATTTCATCAATCAGCGCATCTCGTTTCGTGGTGTCGTACATCTCACCGAAAGTCGGGGTTTTGCCACTCGGCTCGTATGTCGGGGCTACAACTTTACGAGAGTAGCTTTCTTCGCCGGACTGATTTTCGTCTTCCGCGCTTGTGTTCCAGTCTTCGGGCAGTTCGACACCCCACGACTGCAACTGCGCGGCGTTCCAATCATCGCTTTTGAGAGCGTTCCAATCCCATGCACCGAAGCCGGAGTTGTCGAGAATAACATACTCTTTCAGGGTTTCGTTGTCTGTGTCTTTCGGGAATATGATGCACGGAATGATTTTGATGCCGAGTGACGTTAACGCGAGATAGCGCATATTGCCGCCGATGATGATATACTTTCCGTTGTCGAGAGGGTACACCTTGAGCGGATTGTATTTCAAAAACTGCGGCGAGCGTTTGATTGATTCTTTCAGCAACTCAAATCGGGGGTCTTCAATCTTGCGAGGATTCGGTGGCAGTCCTTGCAGTTGCCCTTTGTTTTCTTCGAGTGCTGAAATGTCGATGCCCTGTATCTTCGGCAAATCCTTGAAGTCGTAGTCCATAGTAGCGAGGTCTTTTTAAGTTGGGTGAAATGCGAATTTTGCGAATAAACTCAATGCAAAGGTAATAAAAAAGAGTGCTTGTTAGGCACTCTTTCGGGATAAAAATTTTTCTCTCATTTGATTTTTAGCCTTTTTCGACTTTTGAGAGGTAGTTTCTTATGAGGATTACAAACTCATCAAACGAGCGGACTATCTCGTAGCGATAGCCGTAAGCCTCAACTTTGCGTTGGAATCTTTTTTGAGAATCTTGCTGTCGGCCTTTCGGTGTCTTAAACTCGATACATAGCGCGTGATGCTCGGAATTTGGCATAAGCAAAAGCATATCAGCAACACCAGCAGTCACTCCTTCGCCTTTCATTATTCCGGCTTCAATCCTATTTCGTGCGCCACCGTTGGGGACCGCAAAGAGCAAAAGCGCGAGGTCTGCGTATTGCAGTCTAAACCACTTCACGCAATTTCTCTGTATGTCACTTTCTATATGTCTCATCAGAATGGGAGGTCATCATCAGTCGCCGGTGCTTGTTGAGCGACAATTTCGCCGGTTTCAGTTCGTTGTTGAATCGTGTCTTGGCGGCGGTCAAGTAGCTGAAAATTGTCGCCGATGATTTCAGTCACATAGCGAGTGATGTTGTCTTGTGTCGAGACATACGAGCGAGTGCGCATTTTGCCCTGAACAAATAGAGACGCACCTTTGCGTACATACTTCGAGATGATTTCTGCCGGCTTGCCGAAGAAAACGATATTGTGCCAGTCTGTTTTGTCTTCAACGGTTGAGCCGTCTTGTCTTGTGAATCCTCTCTCGGTCGTTGCGAGTGAGAATGTCGCCATTGTTTTTCCGTTCTTCGTCTGCACGATTTTCGGGTCATCTCCGACAAACCCGATGAGCGTTGCTTGATTGAGCGATGCCATATTCTACTTATTATTGATTATTACGTTGTTTTATATATCTGTTATTGAATATTATAATTATATTCAAAATATCGTGCGCGTGTATGCGCGAGAGATTTTCAGCGTTTAGTCCGTATCTTCCGTGTTGTCTGCATCAGCGGTATCTGCTTGCTGCAATAGTCTGATGCCGGATTGTAGATTGAAGACATAAACGTCACAGTCGGGTCAAATTTCAGATACTTGCTGCGTTTCGTGACCTCGCGGAATTTGATATACCTCTCACAATTCGATGCACGGTTGCAATTATACCCGGTGCATAGCGCGATGTTGTCAGTCGTTTTCGGCATTGTCGGTGTATCTGAAATTCGTAAAGTGAATGACACCGCCGGAAAAGACGTAGTTCTCCTTGTGCCGTTTATCTCCGACAAACCAATCCTTAAAGTCATCGAGAGACAAACCGTCATTTGCCGCGATGCGAGCTGCGCATACAAACTCACCGTTGACGTGGGCGATGATTTCGTCTTTCTTGTGGCGGTATTCGATTCTGATTTTTTCCACCCCGATAGGAGTGTCAGATGCGTAGATTTCGCGTTGCTTTGAACGGTACGGCTTATCTATCCACTGACGGACTGAAAGCGAGTAGCCGCCGCGATTCATCTTCTCGGCATTCACGGCCCATAGGTCGTAATTCTTGCGAATGGTGTGTATTTTAGTTCCGGCAAGTAGTTTTTCACCGAAGCCGGTCGGCTCTCCACGTCTGCTGTGCGTCTGTGGAAACACTCGTGAGAGTGTGATTAAAATTCGTTTCTTCTTCATTTCTTTTGTCGTTAGTTGGGGTTGAATGTCGTTATCAACCTACGCACGGCGAGATAACTCTTTGTTGCAGGGTCTTTCACTCTGTCAATGTCTATCTCATCGAGATTTATTTTCAGGTGAATTGACTTGCCGTGCCGGTCAATTTCGTGATGTACGCTCTGGAGCTGCTCATATTCGCTCATAATCTCATCGTGTAGCTTTGCGAGTTCGTCTTTGGCATTAGCGATTCGCTTGCTGCGCCTGATTGTCAGGAAAGCGATTGTGAGATTCAAGCAAAGGCATATCAGTTGGAATGTCATAGGCCGCGATTTTCGGGGTTTTCTGATTCAGGATAATCAAACATACTCCTTTGCTGCGGAATCGCGGCAGACAGGCCGAGAAGCCGGTTAACCCGGCTAATCTCGGTGTCCACTTGCGCTTCAAGATGCTTACTCAATGAAAGTGCTGACTTGCGTCTTGTCTTGAAGTAGTCTTTTTGTGCCTCTCTCATCTTGCAAACGAGGTCGAAAAATTCGCGTGGCTTCATTCTGCGCTTTGTTCTGTTTTAGATTCGAGCTTTGCCGAGTACACGTCCATGATTGCGGTCTCGGTAATGCTGACAATCACGTAGTCGGCCAATGTGCCTTTCATACCGTCAACAAAGTTGTCGTATGCTTTCTTGAAGTCTGATGCTTGCACGAGTATGTGACTTGCTTTCTTCTTTTCGGCGGCGGTCTTCTCATCAATCGTGATGAAAGCGACTTTGACGCGATACCACTTGTCGCCGGTCCCGTCTCGGAAGATTTCAGAAATGTTTGATTTCTTGACTGCCGAGACTGTGAAGTCGCCGGAAATGTACGGTGTGACTTCTTCGATGATGCGTGTCTCCGCTTCTGTGAACGAGAGTGCATCAACGAGATACGGTTCTGTTACTTTCTTTGTGATGCCGTTTTCCATTGTCTTGTCGAAACGGACTTTTGTCTCAATCCATAGTGCCATTGTTACTTTGTTTTTGAGGGTTAATGAATATGTTGTTTTGAGTTTATCGGTTATCGCCTGAGCCGCCGAGCATACCGCGCTCCTTGCGCGATTGCAGCTTGTCGATGTTCATTTGCGCGACTTCTTCGAGAGTGAAGCCGATATCGTGCGAGAGAACGGCGCAATACCAAAGCACATCGCCGATTTCTTTTGCGATTTCACGCTTTTTCTCGGCTGTGAAGTTCTGTGCGTTGTCTCTGATGACTTTCTTCACCTTGTCGGCTACTTCTCCGGCCTCACCGCACATTCCGAGTGCCGGGTAGATGATTCGTTTGTCTTCGGGATAGACTGCGGTCGTGAGTGCTGCCGCCTGATATTCGTTTACTTTCATTTGATAGTTGGTATTATTATATTTATATTATCTACTTGTATTGTAGTTATTCGTTATCGGGCAGCTCATTCAAGCCTACGAGCGCGATTTGCGTTGCGAAAGTCTCAATGTACTGCCGTTTGAGATTGGCGAATTTCTCCGATACCGGCTTATCGCCTACAAATTCGAGAATGAGTTTGTCGAGCTTATAGACCGCATCAGGGAGTATGCGCCCAACGTGCC